AACCGGCAGCGCCATCCCGACGGGATGGTCACGGTGCTCGTGCAGGTTAACGACTTCGACACGGTGGACGATGCCACGGTGGAGGGCACGAACGCCACACACGTGCTCCTGGCGGACGACGTGCGCGGGCAGCTGATTGACCTCTACCCTGGCGCTGAGATTCACACGCCGGGCACGATGAACGAGAAGCTCACGACGCACTTGATCAAGCTCGGCAAGCGCGTCTACACGGCGCAACGCGAGCTAGTCGAACCGACGGGCCCCGTCAAGAAGGCTGCGATCAAGGCTAACCTGGCGATCCAGGACCAGCTCATTGCCGAGGCCCTTATGTTGTCTGCACCCGCTGTCGACCCGACGCCGGAGCTGTAGTAGATTTCTTCCGTCCACCCACTCTCACCTCTCGCTGGAGACATCACGTTATGCGCACCCTGACATTCGCCCCGACTGACAAGCGCCGGTACAAGATCATCCACCAGACGCTCGTGTTCTCGCCGACCGAGCTGTCGCGGGAGGAGTTGCTTCCGCACGGCAAGATGCTGGAGCTGGTGAAGGGCATTGGCGTCCTGGACCCGCGGTCACTGCCGACCGACGAGAACCCGGACCCGGTGTCCATCTTCAACCTCGATGAGGACGGCGGCACCATCGTGCTGGAAGAGGCGCAGTACACGATGCTGCGCCGGCACTTCAAGGCGACGATTCCGAAGTTCCCCAAGGAGTGGTCCATGGACGTGCAGGCCACGGACCAGTGGCTGAAGTACATCAAGGAAGAGGTCGCGGTCTCCAAGCCCAAGCTCGTGGAAGGCGAGCCGGAAGCCTGATGAACCGCAATCTGCGCGCTGCGCTGATCCGGGAGTGCCAGGAGGTTCGCGAACATGCGGACAACCTCCTGGCGCTCTTGCTCCCGGAGACCGACTCTGACGAGTGCCCGCATCCCGCCGACAAGGTCGTGGACGAGTCCACGATGGGCGAACCGTTGTTCCGCTGTACGTTGTGCAACGTTGAGCAGTCCACACCATTCACCACACGTCAGGAGTAAATCATGGCCAGCGTCGCAGGCAAGTCCAGTGCCATCAAGGTTGCGACCACCTCGGGGGGTGTCTACTCCTCGGTGGCCGGCATCAAGTCCTTCAGTCACAGTATCGATGGCACGAACGTCGATGACTCGGAGATGGGCGTTGCGTATGTGCAGCGCATCCAGGGGCTGAAGGATGGCAAGCTGTCGATCCAGGCGGCGCGCCGCACGGACGACACGAATGGGCAGGCTGTCATCCTGTCGTCGTTTCTGAACGACACGGACCTGTTCGTCCAGATGCTCCCTAACGGGACCGTCGGCTACAAGCAGCAGATGCGCGTGTCCAAGTTCGCGATTGACGCGAGCGTCGAGGACAAGGTCAACGTGAGCATCGAGCTGGAAGGCACGGGCACCATCACCGCGGTCTAACCGGAGACGAGCATGGCCAGCACGGCAGGCAAACTGGCGCTGGTCAAGGTGACCGGCACGGCCACGGCGTTCACCGCTGAAGCAGCGGCGAACACGGGCGACAATCAGACGTATCGCATCACCAACACGGCCAAGCGCGTCTGGGACCGCACCGCCACGATCACGGTCAAGGTGGGCGGTACTCCGACGGGCGAGAGCTACACGCTGGATCGCTTGCGGGGGCGCGTGATCTTCGCGACGGTCGACGCGGGCCGCGGCGCCGTCACGCTCGACGGGACATACCTGCCCGTGTCGACGGCGGCGCGGGCCAAGGGCTTCTCCTGGACGATCACGTCCCAGAACCTGGATGACTCGGATTTTGAGACCGTTCAGGCCAACGGCGGCATGATCACGCGCATCGCAGGCCTGCAGGACATCACGGGGTCCATCGACCGTCGGTGGACCGTCGACACGTACTTCGTGGACGCCCTGCTGGCGGGTGTCCCCGTCGTGATTGAGTTCTTCCTGGACTACACAGGCCAGGCGGACTTGATCTGCTGGGCGCTGCTGAACAAGAGTCAGGTGCAGTCGGCGGTCGACGGCCTGGCCGAGGAGAACATCGAGTTCCAAGGGACGGCGGACGCAGACGAGCGCGCCCTCAGTCTCAGCTAACCCACTCGCAGAACCCCGGAGCACACCATGCAACGCAAGCTGAAGATCCGTGAAGCGATGATCAAGAGCGGCGCCGTGCCGCGCGAGGCGCTCACGACCACGATGGACGGCGAAGAGGTGACGCTGGAAATCCGTGGCCTGAGTGCTGGCGCACGTGGCCGCCTGCTCAATGAAGTGATGGTCGACAGCGAGGACGGCACGGAGCGCCGGATCGACCTCGGCAAGCTGTATCCGATGCTCGTCCTGGAGTGCGCGTTCGACCCGGAGAGCGGAGAGCGCATCTTCTCGCCTGGCGACTTCGAGACCGTCAGCGAGTTGAGCGCCAGCGTCTTGGATCCCATCGCCATGGTCGCGTCGCGACTCAGCGGACTGGGCGACAAGGCGCTGAAGGAGGCGGAAAAAAGCGCTGCGGCTAAGTCCGCATAGATACTTCCTGTTCTCGCTCGTGCGCGAGCTGGGCGGGATGACTGTCAGCGAAGCGGAAGAGCGGTTCTCCTCGCAGGAAATCACTGAGTGGCAGGCCTTCTTCACGTTGGAGCACAAGCGCAGCAAACGTAAAGGGAAATCCGCCGAGGAAGTCTAATGGCTGCTGCATCTCTCGTTGTCAGAATCTCCGCCGACATCAACGACTTCAGCAAGCAGCTGAACAAGTTGACGAAGGATGTGGAGAAAGCTGCGGACAAGATCGCGGGCCTGGGGCAGGCCATGACCCTGGGTATCACGGTTCCCGTCGCTCTCGCCACGGCTGCGCTGGCCAAGATGGCGGTGGAGAATGACCGAGTGGCGAAGCAGTTTGAGCGGAGCTTCGGCCCCGCGGCCAAGCGTGCGCATGATCAGGTGCTCGCGCTTGGCGCGGTGATCCCCAAGACGAACACCGAGCTGGAAGAGTCGGCGATCTACCTGAACAACTTCGCGCAGGGGCTGGGCTTCGCAGGACCGCAAGCCGCGGCGCTCTCCGTGCAGCTGATGAAGATGGCCGCGGACCTCGCGGGCTTCTCGGGCAAGACGTTCGAGGAAGCGCTGGAGGGTCTGGAGCGCGGCCTGATGGGTTCGACGAAGGGCCTCAAGTCGATGGGCGTGGCGCTGCAGGCGTCGCAAGTCGAGCAGGAGGCGTACCGGCTGGGCTTGCTTGGGATTGGCCAGGAGCTGACGCCCGTGGGCACAGCCATGGCCACGTTCTCGTTGCTCAGCAAGCAAGCTGGGAAGTGGACGGGGGAAGCCGCGAAGATCGCCGAGAGCGCGCAGGGACAGTGGCGGATGGTCGGCCGCGACTTCCTGCAGCTCGCCGACGACGCGAGCAACGTGTTGATCCCGGCGCTGATGTCGCTCGCGCGTGTCTTGCGTGAGTTCGTCTCATGGCTGCGTGACATCCCCACGTGGCTCGTCAAGCTGGTGGCGGGACTCGTGGGCTTCGCTGCGGTCATGGGTCCCGTGATCTACCTGGTGGCGAACCTCATCAAGTACCTCAGTCTCCTGAAGGTGGCCATCGGCCTGCTCGCGGGGGCGAACGGCTTGGCAGGCCTGGTGGGCTTGCTCGCTGCGCCGCAAGTCGTGGGCGCGCTCGTCTTGATCGCCGGGGCCGTGGGCGCGCTGATCCTCGTCTGGCGCGCGTTCAACAAGGAAGTCACGAAGACACCGAAGCCCGAAGACATGGCACCTCCCATCGACGTGGCGGCGCTCTTGAAGATGGGCGGCAACGATCCCTCGGCCACGACGAAGGGGGATCCGCTCCAGCAGATGCAGAAGCACGCCTCGGGCCTAACCGCCGTCTTCACGGATGCCATGCAGTTCGGCAATGGTGTCGCTGACGTACTCGCTGAGATGATCAAGCTCCAGGCGAAGTCCGCGGCGCTCTGGGCGCAGCAGACCGACAAGTCAGGCGAGTTCGCCGTGGGGCTGCGCGAGATTCAACGCCGGATGCAGGACATCGTGGAGACGGTCGGCGTCGCCCGCGGCACACAGTCGCCCGAGGGCGCGTCACGCGCGTTGGTCTCGCCGGGCCAGCTCAACTTC